ACTCCTCGCAGCAGCAGAAACAGCCGGTGGTAAAACAGAACAGAAGTCTTATGGTGACGACCGTTTTTGGAAACCAACGCGTGATAAATCCGGAAACGGTTATGCAGTCATTCGATTCCTTCCAGCTCCAGAAGGTGAAGATCTACCTTGGGTAAAATACTGGGATCATGGTTTTCAAGGACCTACTGGTTTGTGGTACATTGAAAACTCTCTTACCAGTATTGGTCAAGATGATCCGGTTTCAGAAATGAATTCACAGTTATGGAACTCTGGTCGTGATGAAGATAAAGCAGTTGCTCGAGATCGTAAACGTCGATTACATTATGTATCTAACATTTATGTAGTAAGTGATCCAGCAAATCCAGAAAACGAAGGTAGGGTATTCCTCTATAAGTTTGGTAAAAAGATCTTTGATAAAATCATGGATGTTATGCAACCAGAATTTGCAGATGAAGATCCAGTAAACCCTTATGACTTCTGGGAAGGTGCTGACTTTAAATTGAAGATCCGTAAAGTAGAAGGATGGGTCAACTATGATAAATCTGAATTCTCTAATCCATCTCCATTGCTTGGCGGTGATGACGATGATTTAGAAGTTATTTACAATAAGTTATACTCATTAAAAGATTTTGTTGATCCTAAGAACTACAAGACTTACGATGAACTGAAGGCTAAGTTGAACCGTGTATTAGGAGTCCAAGCTGGACATTCCGAAGCACCATCAACTTTTGTTCAGGAATTTGAAGAACCCGCTCCAGAGCCCACATCTAGAGCTTCATCATTCGAATCATCTGCTGATGACGACGATGATGACACGCTTTCATACTTTGCTAAATTGGCAAAAGAAGCGTAAAGGCCCGCCCAATTGTGAGGACCCGAAAGGGTCCTTTTTTATTGGTTGGCAGTATTATACCTCGCAGCACGTCCACGATCTCTTCCACCGCCTGAATAATTAACAGTAGATGTGCTCATACTTGTTCCGCCCTGGGATACTACATTAACTGCGGTTTGAGTATTTACTTGAGCTTCTTCTTTAGCAGTTTGTACTTCAACTGATTTAGAATCAATTTCTGCACCGGTGTCGTTTGTATTTGATCTTGTAACTATTCCTTCACTACTATTATTATTTTTATATTGTGAATAAACTCGGCCAGTTTCTGGATTAATGCCAGCATATTCGTATACAGCATCAGGTATAGCTTTAGATGCTATGCCCTGTATTGACAATAGAGGAGCTGTTGGATCAGGTAATATTGACCGTAATATACTTTTTATAAAATCATTGATCTTACTCATAATATCTCCAAAAGATGGAAATTCAACTGAATCTAAAGCATTACCTAAGAAAGTAAATATTCCAGTTACTGTGTCAATAGCTTTATTAACCATCTTCATAATTAATTCACTGAAAGAAAAATCTTCAACTGCTTCTGATTCTTCTTCAAATCCAAATTTACTTAATATCCAAGAAACAGCGTTTTTAAGTGCTGTAATTGGAGCCGTTACTACACTTAGTAAAAATTGTGGTATTTCATCGAATGAACTCGGAAGTTTTATTTCCATAAAGCTCAATATTTTATCAATAGCTGTTCTAATTAAGTTAACTGGAGCAGAAATAAGACTAAATAATTTTGAAGGTATTTCACGGATGAATCCCATGTAATCAAATGATGTAATCGATTCAACAGTGTCAAATATAAATCCTCCGATCATACCACCTAGATTATTAAATAGGTCTTTTATACCTGTGACAAATGAAAATGAATCTAAGAATTTTTCTACTTCTTCAAACCCTAAAGCTCCTGCAACCCAAGAAACAGCACCTTTTAATAGATCTGGTATAAACCCAAAGAAATTAGCAGCAAAGGTTGTAACACCTTCTGTTAAAGCTGCAGCAATGGATCCGGTTTCTTTATATACATCAAAGCCAGCGGTCACTCCTTCCCATAACGCATAGAAAGCATTTGCTATTAATACGCCTAATCCTATAATTGGAGCAGATATAGCGCCTAGAATTGTTGTTCCAAGAGTTGATATTGCTGGCCATATTGCTGTGCCTATAGTAGTAAATAGTGCTTTAAAACCAGTTATCAATGCTCCAATAATAACTTTTCTAAATATAACTAAACCTGCAGTTAAAACAACACCGCTTACAGAATCTAAATTTTCTCCTAAAGCTTCGAAGCCTCCAGCAAAATCTCCACTAATAAACTTTTCAATGACATCGATAGTATCTAGCACTGCATTTATTGCAGTCATGATACCAGACATAATTGTTTCTGGATCAGTAAATAATATTGCTGCTGCGCCTAATGCTGCAATAAGACCACCGCCAGCAGCAGATCCAACAAAATCGTCATAAGCTTGTTTTTGAGCTTCGATACCAGCTGCCATTCGACCCATTAGACTATTTTGTTTTGCTAATACTTTAGCAGCCTCTCTGCGCTCTTCTTCAGATTGAGCATTTTTACCTATTGCATCGATGATACCTTGAGCTTGTTGCTTTTCTTCATCAGATGATTCTATATTTCTTAGTACTTCAGTTGCTCGAGCTAGCTCAGCAGATACTTCATCAAAGTTTTGGCCTGATACAAATTCACCACCCAATGTTTCTAGTTGAGCAGTAACACGACTAATTTGATCTTCTATAGATTCAGCTTGATTAAATCCTTCGAAGGCATTGAGTAATTCATTAGCACTAGCAAATTGAGCCTTTAAAGCTTCTGATGCTGCTTCTTTTTGAGCAGCTAATAATTTTTCGGCGTTATCTTTTTCTACTTTAGCAGATTCTTGTATAGCTTGTAGCGTATCTTGAGCAAGTTGAATCTCAGCTTCAGTATACTGATTTTGATTTAATAGTATATTGTTAGCACGTTCAAATGTAGCTCTTACTTCGCTTAAAGATCGATCACCTAGATTTTGAGAACTAATTCCATCAAGAGCTTTACGTATTTCATCGAGCTTATCAATTTGTTCTTGTTCTTTGTTGCTTTCGCGCAAAGCTTTACTTAATTCTTTAAGCTCATTTTTTTGATCGCGGCGTGATTTAGATCGGCCGTCTTCTTTGTTATTTTCCTTTGCCATACGCCTGTGCTCCAAAGAACGCAGCTACAATACCTGCGACTGCTACGAAGTATGTTGGTGCCATACTACCTAAAGTTTGTTGTGCTTCATATAATCCAGCTAATGATGCTAAAACAACAGCAAATGGATATAGTAACATACCAAAAAGAGCAAACCAAGCCATCCTACGTTGTGAATCACGCAATGCATCTCGGTCTTCTAACTCTTTACGTTTGAATTCCAAGTGCAACTTTTCTTCTTCTTCCGACACTATACCATCTCCATTCGTATCTGCTTGATGGTAACTGTGCGGAGGCCTAGTTGTCTTTATTTCTTCCGTCACTTGCTACCTTCTTGTTTTTTGCTGCTGTTGTTTCATGCGTTCATTTTCCTCTTCAATATATTGTTTTAATAATGTAACGTAGATTTCTCTCTCCCACGGCATCATATTATCCAATTCAGTTAAACTATATTTGTGGTGCTGCATCATCGCGAAATTAGTCTTATAATGATTTACAAGACTATCATGAGAGAGGCCTATGAAAAAAAACTTTGTAGGCCCTTCAATTCTATATTATTTGCTGCACCACAGCTCGTACAATTAAATTCTAAATTATGTTTCAGTGTTGGTAATTTCTCAAAGAATGAAGCTACCTTTAGAAATTGTTCTGTACTAAAACCGTCGATGAATTCCATTAAGTCAGACTGAGATTGTGTACTAGCATCATACACATTGTCTTCATCGTAAATAGTATCAATCAATTGTACAATTAATTTTGTCAATCCCTCCATTGACTTTAAATCGTCTTCTTTAAACTTTTCAATATCTTTTATTGTAGGGTATCTAATAGTGATACCGATATTCTTTGTAAGCTCGATAACATTTGAATTCTCAGCATTTTGAGGTGGTTTAATATTTGAGATATTAAGAGACACTTCATTTTGCTCTTCACAATGTTCGCACTTAGCCTTTAATTCAACATTCTCTCCTACTGACTTTGATCTTAACATTAAGAATAAATATTCAAGATCAAACATAGCCAGTTTGTCAACATTTACATCGTCGTAAATACAATTAGATAATACGTCTTTAATTGCCTTTACGATTTGTTGCTGGTCTTGTGATTCCATTGCCAGCATTAGTATCTTTTCTTCTTTAACTAAATAAGGTCTATAATCTATTTCCTTACCAGTTGATGGTATAATTGTAGTATATCTCGCAGCATTAAGCTTGGGTAAAGCCATTATAAGTCACTCCTATCCGAATAAATTCAATGTATTCTGAGCTTGACCTAATACTGATGATACTCCTGATAGAACACTAGATACTGCATTCTCTTCAATATATTTGTCATAAGCAAAGGTCACGGTCATTCTCAAGTAATCATTTTCAGTTGCATTACTTAATTCAAGTGGGGTCATTTCTATTGGAAATGCCTTTTCTAATTTTACTCCAAAGACTGGAATATTCTTAGAATTTAGTTGTTGGATAACTATATCTGTAGAGTAATCTTTTTTATATCCAACTTTATATCGTTCTGTATTAAAAATTGATGTGTACCAGTTTTCAAATACTGTTCTCATATAATAATCATTAGTAATTATAAATGTCATTTGAACTGGAGTATCGATATACGTATATGGCATTTTGACTGATTGCTTTTCGGCCATATAATCAATTGTTGATATTGATCTACCTGGAAGAGATACTGATTCACAAAGTAGAGATATATCACGTGGATCATTAATAAGATTTTTAGCTCCACCTCCAGATAATAATCCGCCAATTAAAGATACTGGGTTTGTATTCAATAATGAAACCTGAGGCGGAGTGAATATAACTTGGAATCGGTTACTTCTAGCTAATCCGCCTTTCTTACTAATTGTGCTTTTAAGGTTATCGATGTTTGACACTATTATCTCCCAGTATATTGTTTACGTGAGTAACGGTATACAGTTTCGGATTTAACCTTAACAAATTGCTCAGTTGGGAGAAAGATAGCAATATCCCATTCTGTCATTGGTACTCTAACCATATTGGACTTAATATGACTAGTTAAATAATGTTTATAACACGGCTTAAATTCTTTAAACTTACGTGCACTATTTAACTTATCATATGTTATTTTTATTCTTGTTGTATCCGTCATTGTCTTTGGCGCTGTCGACATTAAGTCGTCTAAAAATCTTGCTCTTACGCCCGGAGCTAAATAATGTAGATTCAAACCATGAAAACCACCATTTGCAGGTTGTACCATAATAGTCAATGGAAATCTATCATAGTATGGTAATGTGGCTTTATGTTTTGGATCGTAAAAATACATTATCATAGAACCCGCTAATGGATTCTTAGTAATATCTAAAGCATCATCTTTTAATAGTGTACGTCTATTAATTTCACCGAGATCTTTTACCTTTTTACGAAACCAGTTTTGAGCCTGAGTAGTTCTAGGTGTAACTCCAGCTCTAAATGCTTGCGCTTGTAATTGATCGAAAAGTGATGCCATTTATATACACCCGTTATTAATATTCATACTATTATTTATATCAACCTTTCAGTAGTTTGATGCCCAAAGATTTAAGTACATCTTCATGCCATATTACAAATTCAATACCATGCTTTTTAGCAAAAGCTTCTGCTGCTTGCCATTTGGATTGATTTTTGATATATGTTGTGACTTCGTTGATATATCGTTTTGTTTTTCTTGCAGGATTTTTTGGAGGCAGTGTTTCTTTCTTTGGTTTGATCTCAACCAATAAAGTTTTACCATTTGAGAATTCTATTAATAGATCAACATAATATCGATGCCATCTATTATCAGTCTTGCAAAAGTAAGGTATGACTACCTCTTCTGAATTCCATCGCACAACTGAAGAATTTGTATCACACCATCGCATAGCATTACGTTCCCAGAGAGATCGATATTTAATTGCTTTAACATCTCCAGCATACTTGGATTTATTTTTTGGTGTGAAACTTCCTTTGTAAGTAGCCATATAAATAATGTATATAAGTTTAAATTTAAAGTATTTATAGGAACATTCCATGTCGCAAATTTTAACCTTTCCATCATCTTTGAGAGCAAAGGCTGACGATGGTGATGCGTATGTGTCATTCATACTAGATAAAGAAACTTCTCCAGATACCGGGAAATCAGTTAATCTATATTTGCCAATGGGTATTACAGTTGCGGATAGTATAAGTTACAATTCTGTTGATCTTGGTTTTGATAAAGCTCGTCAAGCTTTTCAATCTGATCAACTGGCTCAAGAAGATATTTTGGCTAGGGTAATTAAAGAAGCGGCAGGTAATAGTAATGAAGCCGTTGCCGGTTTCGTTGCAGGTAGAAGTATTGAAGCACGATTAGCTGTTAACCCATTTACTTCAGTTGCTTTTGAAGGAACAGGAATTAGATCATTTGATTTTGAATTTAATATGATTCCGGAATCTTCAGAAGAATCAAAAACGATTAATGAAATCGAAAATTTCTTTAGAAAGTATATGTATCCAGAAGCAGCTGGTGGTGAAGGAAATCTTTCTCTTAAATACCCACCACTTTTCGAAATCAAATTCTATGTAAATGGTGAAGAAAGCAAATATTTACCAAAGATCTTTAATTCATATTTGACCGGTATGACTACAACATTTAATTCTAGCACTAATGCATATCATGCTACTGGTGCTCCTGTAGAAACTAAAATCGCATTATCGTTTCAAGAATCAAAAGCTCTTATTCGTAATGATCTTTACGAGAAAGATAGTACGAACGAAGGATAATAGAATATGTCATTTTTTAAACAGTTTCCAAAAGTACCTTATGATATATTTCGTAACGGTATCAATCAAAACGTAACTGACTTATTTAGATCAGTAAAACCAGTACCTGAATTTATAGATGACCCAAGCGTATATAAATTTTATGAAATTAAGAATGGTGAAAGACCAGATATTGTTTCATTGAGATTGTACGATACACCAAACTATTATTGGACATTTTTTGTTGTAAACAGTTTTTTGCATGATGGACTTGGTGTATGGCCCATGAGTCAAGAAGACTTAACAGAATTTATGGAAAAGGAATATAATGGATATGCTATTACTACTCGACCTGAAATCGTTTTAAATTCTGACGGTCAAGTTATCGATCACCGTAATTCATTAGCCGGAAGATTTGAAATTGGTGAAATTGTAACTGGAGTAGAGTCAGGAGCTAGTGGAACTCTTACTCAAAAAAATATTGACACTAATCAGTTAGTAATACAAAATGTCGCTAATGGCCCATTTATTGGAGATCCAACTAGTCCATCAAATCCATCTGAAATTATTGTTGGTCAAACAAGTACAGATTCTGTAGCAACATATCAAGTATACAAATATATCGATGCACCATTCTATTATTATTTAGAAAATGATCCGGACAGAAGACCAATCGATAATGGTGTACATATTAAAGGAGCTACCAGCACAGCAGATTTGGCTTATGTTTCAAATAGACAAAATATTGTCGAGCTCAATGATCAACGATCTAAAATTCGAGTAATTGATCCAAATTATATTGAAAAATTTGTTAATGCTTATGAGACTGTTTTAAATGGCTAAATTTCATCAGACTACGTTATCAGGATCTTCTGCTGATCCAACTCCAACGTCGTATCAGATTAATGAAATATATCTATACGATAATAATGAAAATCAGTGGGATATAAGAAGTATTATTACTTCTATTGAGATATACGAAAGTTTGTATACTTCCTCTATAGAAGTAACATTGTCTGTTGCTGATGGTATATCATTACTTGAGCAAGCTTTGATTACTGGTAACGAAAAGATATCAATTAAGGTTCAACAGACTCAAGTAAAAGATGATTCTGAAACACGCCGTAAATTTGAATTGGATGTGTATATTGCAGAAGTAATTAACTTTTCTAGAGCTGTTCCTGGTTTGCAAACGTATCAGTTTGTTTGTTTTTCTGAGCACATGTATATTAATTCTGTTTCAAGATTGAATAGATCGTTTGAAAATACATTAGGCTCTTTAGTAAAAATTATCTGTGAAAGAGATTTAAGAATAGAACCTAATTATATAAATGAATCTTCAAAGGGGATTATTAAAGGTATCTATCCAAGATTACGACCATTGTCAGCAATCAATTGGTTAATGCGAAATGCGGTTGAAGACAATACTCCATTTTATTTTTATGAAACAGCTTTTAATGGAGTCAATTTTGATTCTTATAAAAACATAGTTCAACAAGATGTTTATAGAGAATATAACCACAAACCTGAATTTAGTTTAAAACCATTAACACCAAAATCATACGAAGAAATTGCTTCTAGAATTCGAAAGTTTTCTTCAACATTAAACTTATCTAAACTTGCTTCATTGTCTGAGGGAGCATATTCTGCAACATTACATGAAATTGACATTGCCACTAAAAGTTATACTAAGAGAGATTTGAGATACGACAAAGATATTAAATACAAATTAAATGAACATAAACCATTTAACGATAATGTTCAGTTTAAAGATTTAAAGTTTAATGATTCTATTGATTCTATTCATTATTATATAAATCAAAATTCAAAAGCATTTAGTCAAAAGAATTATCATTCACCAGCTAGTCCAACAATTATGTCTAGGCAATCATATTTAGAAAATATTGATCTGCTTTCTCATTCATTAACAATAGCTGGTGACTTTGAATTAACACCCGGAAAAGTTATTGCTTTATTAATACCAAAGTCGACTGATACTGAATCTTTAAAGCTTGATCCAAGAGATAGAATATTATCAGGTAAACATGTTGTGACTTCGATAGAACACAGATTTTCTAATAGTGAATATACAATGAATATAGTTGTACAAAAAGACTCATTTGAATTTGATTTGCAGGGAGATAGTAATGAATAGATTTGATGACCAATTTATACATGGAATTTTTACTTGGTTCATGGGCGTTGTAGAGGATAGATTTGATCCTGAAGAAATGAATCGAGTAAGAGTAAGATGCTTTGGTTTTCATACTGATAATAAGAGTTTATTGCCAACTGAAGATTTACCATGGGCGACTGTAATGATGCCTGTTCATGATAGTGGTACATCAGGTATTGGTAATTCACCTCATGGATTAATGGAAGGCTCTTGGGTTATTGGATTTTTCCGTGATGGTCCATCAGCACAAGATCCTATTATAATGGGATCCATTGCTTCAGTATCTTCTCAAGATGATAAGACAAAAGGATTCACTGCTCTTAGTTATCCAACTGGAGATTATATTGGAAAGAGTGATGTTAACTTTTCTGCTCGAGAAACCGAATATCAAAGAGGTAATTCATGGTTGGGTCGAGTTGTAACAGGAATACGTTCTGCTATTAAAAAAGCTGCACCTGCTAAAGTATCATCAGTTTCAGAAGATAAAGATGATGTGTATTACGAAAGAAAAGAGTGGAATGAATTAGAGCAACTCAATGGTCATGTTCCGGAATATCCATACAACAAAGTGTATGAAACTGAAGGTGGTCATATTACTGAGATTGATGATACACCAGGATTTGAAAGAACTAATCGTCAGCATCCATCTGGAACATTTGAAGAGATTTATAATGATGGTACACGTAATGTTAAAATCGTTGGTGATGACTATGTGGTGTTACTTAAAGATAAGAATATTCATATCAAAGGCGATTGTAATTTAACTGTCGATGGAGATATGAGACACCTTGTTTATGGTAATTATCATTTAGAGGTACAAAAAGACTATACACTAAATGTTCATGGAAGTATACAACAAAAGATTGGTGGCAATTTAGAAACTGAAATTGTACGTAGTAGAAGTACTAACGTTGGCGCGAATGATAACTTAACAGTTATTAATGATATGAACGAAAACGTATTGAATGATAAAACTTCTATTATTGGTAATGATTCAACATATCAAATTTCAAATGATCTTGGTATCAATACCTTTAATGATACAAGCATCTTTACTGGAGTGAAGTATTCTCAAAGCTCTGGTGGAGATTATGCTGTCGCTGCTGGTGGTAATATGTTGTTTGGTACTGCAGGAAATCTTACTCAAGATATTGATGGTACACATAAATTAACCAGTCCAACTGC